AGGTACTCATCCTTGCACTTTTGCATGCCTGGCTCGGAGTGTTTGATTTCAGGGTGTTTGCACCATTGTTCAACTAACTTTCTTGGGTACTCTATTTCTTTGTTGGAATGACTGAGGAATATTAATCTTGATAGGTCCACTATCCCTGGGAACTCTGAAAAGTGATGTTCGAAGATAGGAATGAAAATGGTTGGTATAAATTTTTGTGCCCATGTTGTCATGTCAAAGGAATCTTTGACAATTCTCAGAGGTGTTCCTGACTTGAATGACGACATGATTTCCTCATAATCGCCTCTCATCATAAGTCTTTTGTCTCGACCTTTTGTCAATATTTCTCGTTTATCAGCTTTTGCCAATAATCTAGAGATCTCTTCAACAATGTTGAACAGCACTCTTGCTTTAATCAACAATATAATTATCTCACGAACACCACCAATTTGCCCTTTCTTAAAAATCTGTATGAGGATCTTGAATAACTTGGAATTGGAACCTGAGAACGTCATGGCAACCTCAGAAGCAGTCATTAGCTTCTCATCTTTGGCTAATTCGGCAATTAATTCAATTGCCTTGGTTCTCTTGCCAAGTTTCTCAACTTCTTTCAAATCATTTTTGCCAATGTACCTTTGGATGTCCTTGACAGAAGCTTTAAAAGTTGCATATTGTGATATATTCTTTGACAGAATAGAATCCAGCCTCATAGCATTCAACCAACTACCTCTGTCACCTTGGTTCTCTTCATGCATATCTTGGAGGCGGACTCCGCAAGAGACTGCCTTATGGCTGTAGAAATGACTTTCTGGTTTTTCACTGTGAATGTGTTCAAGGTCCTGACTAATGGTTGTTGTGCCGAAAAGGTAGTTCACCTTCTCATGCGGTTTGGTTCTGGAATCTATCTCATTCTCATATTTGACTTCCTCTTTGAGAATTTTTGACAATATGTTCATAGCGTCTTGAGTGTTATTCTGCCTGTCTTTGTTGTAGGCCATGCACCAGTATATTTCGTTCAGGTTGTATGCAATAGGAACAGGATTGCCATATGTGAACAATCTGGGCATCAGGTTAGCAACACCAGTTGTTGTCTCATCGTAAAGTCCAGTGTCACTATCTCTGACTATTTTCTGTACAGTCACAAGCTCTGTTAAGTCTAGTTGACAGAGGTTTAAGCATGTTGAAACTGCTTTTTGAAGCATGAATGACTGAAGAACAGATGATATCCTTTGTGGAAATTTGGACATTAATCCTTTGAACTGCTTATCGCCAAGCGACTTCATCCAAAGGTATCTGATGGTCTGGTTCGTTGTTGATGTCAGTTGTTTGTTTTCAAGGTAAACAAGAGACAGGAGCATGTAGTTGTCACTGTTTATTTCTGTTTCTACAGCATTCGTCATGGTCACACCTGGTCTGACTAACCTTTCTGAGTTGGCCATGAGGCTGGTGCTTACTCTGTCAAAAGCCCTCTGCCAGTGTGAAAGCCTATCTGTGTCCACAGACAGCCAATCACTTTCCCAGTGATCACCAGTTGTTTTCCAGGAGGCTGACATTTGATTATCAATTCCTCTTGATAATGATATGATTTTCACGAACTCAACATTGGACTCAGTTCTGAGTTGTGTTCCTGGTGCAACAAGGAAGTATATACCTTCGAAACCTGAGTAGCCAAGTGCATATTGCCTGGTTTTCCTTCGCCTCATGCTGTTCAGAACAATTTCGTTGGAAATTGACTGGTAAAATTGGAGTATTGTTGAGGCACTAGCCGTCGAAACCATGTCAGCTACCTCTTCTAGGACTGTGTAAGCACTTACACCACATTCTGATAAATCTTGTTCTGGCAACTGGATAGTTGAATTTTTACTCACTTCGTTGTTCAGTTTGGAAATAAATTCGTCAAGGTGACTTATATGTTCAGTCTTTAGCCCTATGTGTTTTGGTTCTGATCTTTTGTACTTCAATCCGTGCTTCTTCATGAATGATTTCCTACCTGGCCCTTGTTTCTGTTCCTCTTCAAGTTGTGCTGTGG